CCGCAAAGAGCCGATTGCTCCACTTGTCTTACATCACGAAGAGATGCTGCAAGAATTTGTGTAGATGTTCCTGAGTAATCAAATGCCTTACGAATGTTTTTGATAAGTTCAATTCCATCTACAGAATTATCCATCCAACGCCCAACGAATGGTGAGATAAATGTTGCTCCTGCTTTGGATACAAGAAGTGCCTGAGCGACTGAGAACACAAGAGTTACATTAACTTGAATTCCTCTATCAGTTAGAAACTTACATACTTTAAGTCCTTCTACGGTACAAGGAACTTTAATTGTAACTGCTGGTGCAATTGTATAAAATTGTTGTGCTTGTGAAAGCATTTCTTCGGCAGTATCTGCAACAACTTCTGCAGAAATACTTTCTAGTTTTGAAAAAGAATTTGTTATTTCTTCAATAACTTCATGAAGTTGTCTACCACTTTTAAGAATTAAAGTGGGATTTGTAGTAACTCCATCTAATAGTCCAGTCTCATACGCTGGTTTGATAAATGAAACATCAGCAGTATCTAAAAAAATCTTCATATACTATCTCCTATTGTGGATAAGCGTTATTTAATGCCAAAATAACAAAAAGACCAATAATTCCAAAAATAGTCATTGCCGAAAATATTGTGTTACTCATCCTCTTCGTCCTCATAAGTTGAAGGTTCTTCAAATAACTCATCTATCTTTTGTTGTAAAACTCTTCTTTGAAGTTCTTGTAAATCTTTTTCTGTAATTGTCCCCATTAGTTTAAAGTAATTTTAAGAAATGGAAGTAAAGGTGGAATAACACCAATCAACCTTAAAAGTCCTTCAGCAAATAAAGCAAGAACCACCCAACCGACGCACATGCTAATGATAGAAGCATTACGGTTGTGTCGTCGTATAGCAGCATCAATCATCTCCTGAACTTCTGAGCGTGTAATAAATTCTTCTTGTTCGTGCATCATTTCTCATCTCCAAGAAACTTTGCAAGAGGATCTTTCTTAGTCTTCACAATTTCAACTGCTCTCTTATAGAACATATTGTCTGTATTACCAGAAGATTCAAAAGTTACCTTAATCTTCACCCAATTCTCATAGGTGTGTTGGTCCATAAATTTGTTCTTGGGACATTATTATATAATAATCACAGACATTCTACAGTCAACATTTTGTGTTCATATCGTAACACTGTTGAAGGAATTGTTAAATTTGTAACTTATCTTAACGGAAGGTGGGAGAGTCGAACTCCCAAGGGCTTTAACACCTCAACGCTTTTCAAGAGCGGTTCCGTCGCCAATCGGATTGACCTTCCAGAAAGTTCTTAACGAACTTCAAAATCAAGACGCTTAACTTTACGCTGGCGTCGTGCTTCTTGCCAAGCAATATCTTGGGAAGTTAGAACACATTTGCTTTGATTTTGTTTTAATGAGTTTAACATTACAACTTGAGATAAGTCAAGTGCTGAAATCTTATCTCCACGAATTGTTGTCATATTTGAACAACCACATGTTATTGTTTTTGTTGGATGCCCTTCAATCTCCCGGTTACAGGAGCGGCACCTGATTTTTAAGTTTTCCATAATCTCAACTATTCTTCTATAGTCTCTTGTACTTCTTCAGAGATTTCTTCTTCCAATTCTTCTTGAACTTTTTTTGAACTTGTATCTGAAAATGAACGGAGCATCCAAATAAATTTGCCGTGAGACTCCATTAAATCTTGAACCAGATTTGCTGTAGCATACGACTTTTGTTCTTCTGCTTCTTCAGATATTTTGACCATCATATCACAAAAATCAATATTAGACTGAAGAAGGTCAGAAATCATACGTTCAGCATTCGCAGAACTTGATGCTTCTTTAATTTTAGATACTTCAAGAATACGATTTAAACTACTTAAAGGTTTTACGTTCAAGTATCTCATATGCTCCGAGATCCTATCAAGTTCTTCGAAGATAGTCTCATACTGACCACCAAAAAGAGTATGAAGTTGTTGAAAGTCTTTTCCAACAACATTCCAATGATAGACCCAAGTTTTATGAAATAGCACAAAAAGTGATGCCTGAGCATCACTTAAGAGTTTAAACAGTTTTTCCATTATACTCTTTTTCAAGTATTTATGCAAGTGGGCAATATCGGATTCGAACCAATGACCGTCTGCGTGTAAAGCAGCTGCGCTACCGCTGCGCCAATCGCCCAGGCTCCCCCGACAAGATTCGAACTTGTGACCTGGAAATTAACAGTTTCTCGCGCTACCGCTGCGCCACAGGGGAATGTTCTATTACTTAGAACTTACAAAATCATTAATCGTTTCTGCTTGCTTAAGAACATCTTGTAGAGTTGGAAACTCTGGATAATCCATCTTCACAGTATTTGCAGAATTTGCATTCCAATAACGAGCAGTATCCATTTCAATACTGAACTGGTCATTTAGCATATTATATGCTTGCTTAAAGATTTCAAAACGAAGTTCGTAAGGTGTCATAGTCATAATTCTATTTGTGTGTCTGTGTGTTTAAAGAACCCGAAGGTTCAGAGCGGGTAACCGGAATCGAACCGGTGACTCCAACTTGGAAGGATGGCATTTTACCCCTAAACTATACCCGCTTATAAGACAATCATAAACTATTTAAGTTTGATTGTCAAGTGTCGATGAAGGGACTTGAACCCCCACGTCCGAAGACACTGGAACCTAAACCCAGCGCGTCTACCAATTCCGCCACATCGACAGTGACCCCTCTGTTTGAGCATCATTCGGCGTCCCGAGATAGGCTTAAGGGGTGTTATTGATGGAGTAAGTGTGATATACCTCATAAGGATATAACAGTGACTTACCCTCTATCACTTTTATATAGTAACAGACTCTTAAGAGTCTGTCAAGCGTCCTTTGAGAGATTCGAACTCCCGACACATAGGTTCGTAGCCTACTGCTCTGCTCCACTGAGCTAAAAGGACAAATTCTGAGGGTAGGATTCGAACCCACGAATGGCGGGACCAAAACCCGCTGCCTTACCACTTGGCGACCTCAGAAGCCCGATAACAGAATTGAACTGTTCTCTGCAGTTTACTAAACTGCTGCATCACCACAATGCTTATCGGGCGGGATTTGATAATACTCTACCTTTTCTAAACCCTTCTGGAATATCTTGATTTTTATCTATTCGATAAGAACCTTCTTTTGTTCCATCAGTAATCCACATTTTACCATACATAGAATTTTTTTCTCCTTGTTGATGTCCTATTCTCTGTAATGTCTTTTTTTTCTTTTCAATAGCATCAGGAGTGCAAGCCAACAATCTTGCATTAGGAGACATTTTTCTCAATAATTCTATTTGTTTTATTTTGAATTCTGGGTCATTCCACCTTTCCTTAAGAAGTTTACTACTAACATCTTTAGATAATTGGGAGTGGGGTCTATTTCTATTACTTTCCGCAATAAGTTTGGAAATAATTTCTTTTTTTGGTAAATATTTTACCAACCCCCTCCAAGCCAATTCATCTTCTACTTTACCCCACAATCTCCAATTACAATAATGAAACATTGCGTGTTGAGTAATACTCAATTCGATTAAGTTTTCTGCAGAATCAGAACCTCCCATATGTTTTGGTATAATATGATGATGATGTTTCATTTTAAAAATTGAACCCTAATAACATTATTTATTAGAATTCAATGTGTCGTATGAGAATTGAACTCATCTCCTCTGTTCCACAAACAGATGCCTTAACCACTAGGCTAACGACACAAGGCAGTGGGTAGAATTGAACTACCGACATAGAGGGTATGAATCTCTTGTTCTACCACTGAACTACACTGCCAAAGTGGACGCTGACCTGCTGGTTACTCTTTCTGAAGAGGGAGGCGTCAGTCTTTTATATCCTAGCAAGCACCTTGCTGGAGTCCTACGGAAGTGGTTGGATTCGAACCAACGGATGCCCTTAAAGAACATCGGCGGATTAGCAATCCACTGCATTAAACCCCTCTGCCACACTTCCAATGGAAACAACTGGACTCGAACCAGTGGTCTTTCGATTATCAGTCGAATGCTTTACCAACTAAGCTATGTTTCCATAGTATTCCTAACGGGATTCGAACCCGTGCTACCACCTTGAAAGGGTGGTGACCTAACCGCTAGTCGATAGGAACACGCAGAGTAATCTAAAAGAATGTTAGATTACCTGGAATATGAAGTATCCCTAAAGATACTTCAACGACCCTAACGAGATTCGAACTCGTGATTCATCTTAGACAGAGAAGTGTGATAACCGCTTCACTATAGGGTCAAGGTGGGAGAGAAGGGAATTGAACCCCTGAGGCT